GGCAAGCGGATGCACAGCTCTTACAAATATAACGCTTGGAGGTTCGATTACTACGATTCCAAGCAATTCGTTTTATGATTGTTCTGCATTGGAGAAAGTAATTATTCCTGACTCCGTTACAACGATTGAGAGATATGCCTTTTATCGATGCGATTCTTTGGAGAAAATTTGGATTCCAGAAAGTGTTGTTACGATGGAAAGCGGTTCTGTTGGAAATCTAGGTGGCTCTATTTCTGAGATTTTGACAATCTATGGAAAAACTGGAAGCACAGCAGAAACCTACGCAACAGAAAATGGGATTGCCTTTGTAGATATATCCGATACGATCATCATGGGCGATGTCAACAATGACGGAAACATTACCATTGCCGATGCAGTTCTCCTGCAAAAGTGGCTGCTCTCTGTACCGAATACCACACTTCCAAACTGGAAAGCAGCGGATCTCTGCAAAGATGAGAGATTGAACGTATTTGACTTGTGTTTGTTGAAACAAATGCTGATAGAACAATAAATTTGTTTTATCAATAGATTCTAGCACTTTCCCTAAATGCGGAGCAGCTTTGGCTGTTCCGTATTTTTATATCAGGCAAAGATAATCCGGTGATTTGCAAGCACAAACTCGCCCTTGCATTTCATGTGGAAGTATGGTATACTATATTTAGCACCAACGGAAGGAGGCAATTCCAATGCACGACACAGACAGTATTACAAAAGACTATATGAAAGACGCAGCGACTTTTGCTGACGCATTTAATTTCCTATTGTATAATGGCGAACCGGTAATTCAACCGGAACAGCTTCGAGAAATGGACACTACCATGCTGGCTCTGCCTTTTGGCGAAGACGGAGCAACTGTTCCGGAACAGAAGAGTCGAGATGTATTGAAGCTTTTAACTGCAAAAGCTGATGATAACGCAGCATACTGCATTCTTGGCATCGAGAACCAAACCGATGTGCATTATGCCATGCCGGTTCGGAATATGCTGTATGATTCCATGCAATATTCCAATCAAGTGGAGACGGCAAGGAAATCACACAAGCAGGCGAAAAATTATGGGACACATGAGGAGTTTCTATCCGGCTTTCATAAAGACGATTATTTGCTGCCGGTGATTACGCTTGTGATTTATTTTGGAGCGGATAAATGGGACGCACCGAGAAGTATACACAAGATGATGCTCGTTCGAGACGAACG